CGCCTGACCTGCTCGGCGCGGGCGGAAAAGTCCGCAAGCCTGATGCACGGTTCGGACGATTTCTGGATGGTCTGGTGCTCCACGAATTATGAGGCTGACGAACTCATAAAGCAGATCCCGGAAGCGGTTGAAGTTCGCGGTTCCGATAGCATGGATTCAAAAGAGAAGGCTCTTGCGGATTTCCTGAGCGGCAAAACGAAGCGCATGGTCAGCAAGTCTTCAATCTTCGGTTACGGTCTTAACCTCCAGCATTGCTGCAACGTCATTTATTTCCCGACCTATTCATTCGAGGATTGGTATCAGGCGATCCGCCGTTTCTGGCGCTTCGGCCAAAAACGCGCCGTGAACTGTTACATGGTGCTCCCGAAAACGCTTGGACACGTTCTGGACACGATAAACAAGAAGATGGCCGCGCACGAACAGATGAATGAACTCGTCAAGTTTTCCGCCGAAGCATTGAAAGAATCCAAACCGCACATAATCATGGAAACGAACATCGAAACAAAAACCGGGACCAACTGGCAGATGAGTCATGGCGATTGCGTCCGAGTGGCAAAACAGATGCCGGATGAATCAATCGACTTCTCGGTGTTCAGCCCGCCGTTCAGCGATCTGTTCGTCTATTCCGCCGACGTTCAGGACATGGGGAACAATCAGACGATGGATGAGTTCAACGAGCAATTCGGATTTCTCGTCACCGAACTTTTCAGGCTCACGAAGCCGGGGCGTTTGTGTGCCGTCCATTGCGCGGACCTGATGGCGCAAAAGTGGAAGGATGGGCGCATCGAGTTGAAGAACTTCAGCAAGGTCATCGTAGAAGCATTCTGCGGCGACACGCGGGCGATCGTGAACATGCTCAACGAGCGATTGAGCGGAATGACCATGTTGCGCTTCGATGAAATCGGATGGCTGTTGCACACTCGAATAACGATTTGGAAAGACCCGGTGGTTGAAATGCAGCGCACGAAGGCGCTCGGCCTGCTCCACAAACAATTACTCAAGGACTCGGCGATGTCGCGCGTCGGATCGCCTGAATACGTTCTGGTTTTTCGCAAGCCCGGTGAGAATGACAGCCCAGTGACGCACTCGCGCGAAGAATATCCTGTTGAACAATGGCAAAAGGACGCCTCGCCGGTCTGGATGGATATTGACCAAGGGAACGTTTTGAACGGACGCGAAGCCAGAGCGCAACGGGACGAACGCCACATTTGCCCGCTCCAACTCGATGTCGTCAACCGCGCTCTGCGGCTTTGGACGAATCCCGGCGACACAATCTTCTCCCCGTTCGCCGGCATCGGCTCGGAAGGCTATTGCGCGCTTAAGATGGGCCGCAAGTTCATCGGCGCGGAACTCAAGAAAAGCTACTTCGAAACCGCGTGCTCCAATCTGCGGAAGGCCGAGGATGAAGCGCGGGACTTGTTTTCAGTCGCGGCGAAACCAGAGGCGTTGCAACTTCAGCCGTGAAAGACGAGTCAGCCTTCGCGCTATCCTGCCCGTTCTGCGGCGGCCCGCCAAGGCTCTATTCCGCGCTGTTCTTCGGCTGGTATGTCCAATGCGGAACCTGCGGCGCGAAGGCCGGCAGGATTCAAAACACGGAGCAAGAGGCGGTTGAAATCTGGAACCGGCGCGACAAACGCCCTGAAAGCGGCTCTCTGGCATAATCTTTGCGGACACGCCCCCGATTGGCATTTCCGCGAAATCGCTCTTTTCTGACCTCCGGTTCGTGCGACTGGAGGTTTTTTGCTCTCGCTTGACGGCGCCGCCGATCCGTCGCGCTGCGTCGCGTCGCACGCCGAGGACGGGCACCTGGAGCCTGCCTGCGGCTTCGACTTCGACGAGATCGACCGCAACGTGTTCCACGTGGAACCGCAGGGGCCCGACGAAGATGAGGAGTTCACGCCAGAGGAGATCGACGCGGCCTGCGCGGTAGTCACGCGCCTGGTCGAATGGCTCTGGCAGGACGGAATGAAGAACTGCGACGGATTACAGAACCGCTCCGTAGTGCTTTGCTGGGTGTTTCTCTCGCAACTGAGAACGCTCACAATGACCGAAATGGCCAAAGGATTCGGCAAAAAGAAGCAGAGCCTCGGCCGCGCCGTGGATGATTTTAAGCGCCGGTTTCCCAAAATTCGGATTGCACACATGAAGGATTGAGCCAATGAAAGACCTGAAGAACTTCACGATCCAGATATTCTCGCTGATTCTCGCGATGGCCGCCTCTTACTTTTCGCTCTCGATGGGCTGGGGCCTGGAAATCAAAAGCTGGCGCTGGTGGATTGGCTGCGGATTTTTCGGCATTGTGTTCGCCCGGATGGTTTCGGCCATTGGCGACGCGAAGGACAAGAAGGAAAAGGACGAATGACCACCCGCATCTACCGCAACCCGCGCCTGAAGACCGCCGCTCTGGATCTGGTCTCCCCGCCCGGCCGCTGCGCCAGATTCGCCCGGAAAGTTTTCCGGGGCATGGCCCGCCTTTGCGCGATTCTCGGATTGTGAAGCTCAGGAAGTCCAGCATTCCCGCCGTGCGCGTGAACCTGGAACTGGCCGAATTGATTTATTGGAATCACGTAACGGGACCGAGATGGCGACGGCAAAACCAAAATGAAAATCGAAGTCGTTCAGATAATCACCATCGCGGAGCATTCGAGAATCAAGAGCGCATCGGCTGAGTTTGAAGTCAAAGGTTCAATCCATCTAGCGGAACCGGACCAGTGCGATCAGATTACCGACTTCGCCCGCGCTCTTTTCGACTCGTTCAAATCAGACGAACAAAAGACCAAACCGGAATGAAAAAACTCGACCTCATCAAACCCGGCGGCGCGCGCGGTCATCAACTCTCGTCTCTCGCCCGCGAGATCAACGACGGCCAGGACGCAATCGACAGCCTCGAGGACCAGACCAAAAAGAAGGGCGCCGAATGGCTCTGCGAAGTCCGGCTGCAAGGCCAGCGGCTCCTGAAGGTAAAAGAGATCGTCGGTCATGGCAAATGGCTCGAATGGCTCAAGGCGAATTGCCCGCTCACAATCCGCAACGCGCAACGCTACATGCAAACGCTCTCAAATACGCCAGACCCGGCGCATTTGGAAAACGTGAACAGCCTGAACCATTGCGCGCGTCTTTGCGCCGATGCCCGCGCGGAATCCAACGGGGAAGCCAAACCCGCGAAAAGCTGGCCCGCATTCATCGAAGGCATCGGGAAGTTCAGCAAGTCAGTCGCCTACGCCGTCAAACATCCGCTCTCGCTCTGGCCGGCGGAGGGGAAGGCCAAGCTCAGGGATACATTGGAGCCGGTCGCGCGGGAACTTTGGCCGGAGAAGTTTGGGGTATGATTAACTTCGGAATCGCCTGCCTGTTCGCCGCCGTGATGCTTTGGGTTTTCGATCCTGAACGCACGGCATAACGTTACCGTCGCAAGGTGTATTCACCCGCGCCTTGCTCGGCTCCACGATGACCTACAGCGCGGCGATGGTGCTCGCAGGTAAGCACGCTTCCGCACGAACGACGCCTTGCACAGTGGGCAACGTGCGTGCAATAGACCCCCGCAGGATTAGTGCCCTACCCCACCACCCCCGGGGACGAAAGCTATCGGTTGGGTGTTTTCACCCATACGGGTTACCGGCTTGCCGCTCTCGCCACCTCGCCGCGTCCAAATTCCCCATGTCCGTGTCCGCGCCGTTTCCCGTAAGCGCAGCCTGCCCGCCCTGCGACGTTTCCGACTTACCCGCTGTCCAAGTATGGCCGAAATCGTCCTAGGTCATCCTGGCGCGTTTTGACCTCCCAACCCTCTCGGAATGCCCGACGAACAGCCCGGAACAATCTCAGCCGAAGAACTGACCGCGATAACCGGGCTCACGGACCGGCATCTCCGGCGACTGGCGACGCAAGGCCACTTCCCGCAGCCGAACCACGGTCGCTATCTGGCCGGCAAGACCCTCGTCGGCTACATCAAATATCAGGCGGAACTCCTGCGGAAGAAAAACGGGAAGCTGGCCAAGGAGCAACTCGCTCTCACGAAGGCAAAACGCGAACGGCAGCAAGAAGAACTCGCCGTGCTCCGCGGTGAATACATCGAGCGCGCCGTCATCGGCCCGGCCCTTCGAAACGTGAGCCTGCACCAGCGCGCCGTCCTGCAACGAGTCCTGGAACAAGAGCTTGCGCCGAACCTTGCCGGCCTCACCCCAATCGAAGTCCTGGAACGGATGAAACGCGCCGTGGACACGATCTGCAGCACGTTCCGCGAAGGGGTCTCCGGCTGGCTGGACAAGCCGCCGGAACCGAGCGAGTCGAATAGCCGACGGGTAATGGACTCGGTGCCGAGTGACATGGGAATTCCCATATCACAACCGCCTGGACTAATTCCGGTAAAATCTGTCAAACCAGTCCACCCCATTACAAACCCCGCGCCAATTGTAACGAAGGAACCGGACTAGTTCGCCGTCAGAGGTTGCATGAACCTGCAACGTGAAGTAAGCGGCGCCGAATTCCTGTGTTGGCTCGGTGCTCTGGTCGGAACGCTGGCCGCGCTGATCCTCTCCGCAGTCTGAGCCCGAAAAGATTCTTTGGATTATGTGTTGACATAATTCATGGGTATGTTAATTTGTCCTCGTAATAGGAAATTACAACCGACCGGGCGGAACCCGAGAGCAGACAAAACTGAGACAAAATGAAAATCAAAATCACAACCCAGGCCGGAACGGAAAAATGGGTGGATGCCGAAACGCTCCCGGCCAATGTGCGGCGAGCCGCTAAGCTTCCGAGTCGGGCGCGGCAAAGGCGGCAGATTTCGGAGTTCATGGACTCCCGCCGCGAATACAACCGA